ATGGTCGGGTCGACAACAGTTGACTATTACGACTCAGTTACAGGGGATACCCACGAGATAAAATACTCCGAGGCAACCGAGGTTGACATCTATATCGATGTCGAGTTAACGATAACAAACCAAACTGAATATGACGCTGCAGGAGGCGACACAGCGGTTGAAAATGCCTTGATAGAGTACTTCGACACTTATCAAAAATTAAGCGATGACGTGGTTTATTCACGGCTCTATACGCCGATTAACAGCATCCCCGGTCATCAGGTTGACTCGTTAGAAATAGGCGAAACATCATCCCCCAGTTCGACGTCGAACATTACAATCGCAGTCAATGAAAAAGCGGTGACTTCCGCTGCTAAAATAACGGTGACTTCGTAATGGGCGCGCTTTACGATACAGCAAAAGAACGGGTTCTCGTTCAGTTCTCAAGTTCAAGTCGGTTTCTTTTGCTTCTTGAGGCGATGTACAACCGACTTGAGGATACTCAAGCACTAATCGAGTACCTTAGGGACAACCTCAGTGTGGACACAGCAGAAGGCGTCTGGTTAGATATATTGGGCGATATCGTTGGGGTGGAACGGCCTTACCTCGGGATTAACCCAGCCAACACCTTTACTTTTAAATGGTCCGGCCAGGTTGACGACCCATCGAAAGGGTTTTACAGTGCGGGGCCACCAGAGACTGGGGGCTACCTGGAAACTACAGAAGGCGCGTTAAACCCAGACGACCCAACAGCAAAAGAAACAGACGAGAATTACCGAAAGCTTATCAAAGCGAAAGCGATTGCGACCGGTGAAATAGGGACTTTTGCTGACATATATACCTACCTGAAAGATGGGTTTGGCGTTCGCAGCGTGTTATCATCTGATACAGTCGGGGAAATAAAAATCGAGTTGTTAGACTTTTTGAGCATGGGAGAGCGAGCACACATAAAACAATATGGGCCCCGATTGGCTGGGGTGAGAATCGAGTTCATAAACTGGCCGGAGTATGAGGGATAAAAATGGCGATAGATTTACTTGACGAGTTTGCTAGTAGTGGAACGAAAACAGAACCAACCGAATCCAAAATAGCAGACGGATATTCCGGCGGCGAACAACCTGCTGCCGATGAGGCTAATTGGCTATTTAATGTATGGACGAAAAAAATTAATGAGATAGCTCAGAAGGCGGACCCAACTCCTGCGACCGTTGAGATGTCTAATGTCATACAAAAGTATTACCCCCCTGATAGTACTTGGTCTACTATGGATGACGAGCAAAATAAAATATCTTTGTCGACATCTAAAGGGTACTTAGACTTTGCAGTTTATCTTAATTCATCCGGAGAGAAGCGCATTATGGCCCTACGGTCCACTGACGACCGCACTATCGACATAATAAACCCCGAGACTATGGCCGTAGTTGATACCTCCGACGAAATAGGAACTGAGTTACCGTACTCGGTAATTAATCCTTGGTGCCCTACCGCTTTTTGTACCGATGGTACTTATATATATGTTACTTTTTTTGACCAAGACGACCCGGCAAACTATCGCATTTCAGCGTATAATATTAGTGACTGGAGTCTGAAGTCCGGGTGGCCCGCGGAAGGAGCGGAGCTTCCAGGAACGGGTCTCTCTGGGTATTCTTTAGCAACAGACGGCGCGTACCCAGGAAAAATAATTTTTGCAAATGAAACAACCTTGGCTGTATTGTGCTCTTGGAACGCTGTAACCGCCTCGAATTCCGGTGCTGTGTGCTTCGTGAGCGTGGACAATACTCAGTCATCGTTCACGGCGGGGACTGACTACGGCGCGGGGGATGCTCCTACTGGAGACTCAGTTAATGGCGTAAACGGGATAACATCAGATGGTACGACTGTATACTATACAGGTTGGGGGACGACTAATAACTACCTGTGTTCGGTGTCGATTGCGGACCCCACTTCGGGTGGAGGCGGCACGGGGTATCCGCTTACTTATTCCGACGCGGTACCATTAGACCTGATTTTTACGGGTAGGCTCTTAGTTACGGCTCTCACTCCTGCGGGGGATGATGCTGCGCTCTATACCTGTACCCCAGAGTCCGCCTATGGAGCGGAATTAAATAAGGACTCTTCCGGCCGTGGTAGAATCCTCCGAGTCGGACAACTAGCTTTTGACGGATTGAACGTCTGGGGCCGTGCTAGGTCATATGGTGGTGCCTCGGAGTATTGTGAGTATCTAATAAAGATAAATGTCGAAGCTTGTTATGACTATAACTTCGGCAGCGCAATCGTTGTTATGGCTGGTACAATCGGAGACTATACATTTTCGAAATACAGTTTCACTCCAAATCCAGATGTCGATGAGGCTGACGATGCGATAGAAGGCGTCAGCCGTATATTTTTTGACGGGCGGGATATGTGGGCACTGCATAGCATGAACTACGAAAGTGAATACGACGGTCTTTTGCGACGTTTGCCCTTAGCGGCGTTCAGATAGGAGATTAGAAATGCCTTTAATACGATGCGATATAGACGGAAAACGGGGCTGGAAATGGGGGCAGTCGGGGAAATGCTACCTCCGAAAAGAGGATGCGTTAGAGCAAGCTAAAGCTATTCTTGCAAGCCAAGCACAACAGAAAGATGAACAACCGGAGCTTAGGGATGAAGCTCCATTAATCACAGGGGTGGAGTTATACGATGGACAAGATTGACACATTAATCGAAAAAGTAGCAAAATTGGAAGCGACTATGATAACGCTTGCGACCAAAGAAGACATGCGAGACCTAATCGAAAAGCATGTCGAAAAGAACCACGGGGCGAAGTTATCCGCAACGCAAGTAAAGCTGATTGTTGGCGCGGTCGTAACTCTCCTCGGAACTCTTTCCGCTGCAGTCGGAACCTACCTCGCTAATTAATTCTTGACTTTTTCCGATTATAGTATAATTTAATAGCTTGGAACAAGGATTGCTGGCGCAATCTTTTGTCATGGAGGCGAGCTAATATCAACGAATCTAGAGTGCCTTGCGCTATTATATGGTGTACTCTTACCTGTTGGGATACTCCTTGCCGGTAGAGGCGTCGTTGTAACTGTTCGTAAACTTCGTAGTCTTCGACGAGCGAGAACCATACGAGGTCATGGCCGCCTTTCTGCAAGTTCAAGCCGTGAGAAAGCGCCTGAGGCTGAACGAGAAGAATAGGAATTTTCCCTCCATTCCATTGGTTTTTTATTCTTTCGCATTCTTTCTGTGAGGTTTTGCCGTTAACTACGGGTAAATCCCCGAAGCGGTCACATATCCGAAAATACTCATGCCAACGGGTATACGCCGCCATAACAGGTTTCCCTTGCAGTTCATCGATGAGTTCTGCGAGCGCCGATACTTTCGCACTGTGAAGGGTTTCATATTCGTGCGAACCTTTTTCGAGGTATCGAGCGCCGCTGATTATGTCCCGACAAATAAAATACTTTTCGGTTGCGGATTCTGCGAATACCGTTTCTCCATTGATTTCGGTATATAATTCACGAAACATCTTGTTGTACATCGTTTTAATCTTATCTGGTAACGAGACTTTGACGTCATTGTGAACAAGGCCGGGAAGATTGAGGTATGTTTTTTCGTCTAGTCTGATTGCTATATCCGCGCATTTATCGTGGATGACTTTAGCCATCCCAGGGATTAGGTGCCAGACAACGTATTTGTTTTTCCGTTCTGCATAGAAATAAGCATTTCGGTAGTGAGTAATCTTTTTGCCGAGGCGGACACCTTGGTCGATGATGAATATTTGGGACCATAAATCTAGTAGACTTCTGGGTGTAGGTGTACCTGATAAAAGGTATCGTCGACGAAAACTTGGCAATAACTCTTTCAACAATTTAAATCTTTGGGAGCTTGGATTCTTATACTGCGAGCTTTCATCGACGATAAGAGTATCCCAGTCAGGCTTACGCGGTTGCGATACAAGCCACTTCAAGCCTTCGGGGTTGACAAGGTATATCTCTACATCCTCTTGGAGTCTAGCGTCTTTTTCTGGACCGTGGAGAAGGGTAAAACTGAAATCAAAATTATCCCATTTTTGAATTTCATCCGGCCAAACATTATGAACAACTCGAACGGGCGCGCTAATAAGGACTCTGATACGACCATACCTGAGTCTCAACAGGTCAAGAAGAAGAAGCGTAATAGCGGTTTTCCCGAGGCCAGGGTCGGCGAATAAAGCCGCTCCTTCTCGTTCATAAAGGAATCGCATCGCTTCCCATTGATAATCGTGTGGAACAAGTCTCATCGGTTAACCGCAAGGCG